TCCGTAACGCCTCTGCCACGCGCGTAACGTGACAGGGATTAAGGGTAAACTAACTGATTTTACAAGTTTTTATTTTACCCCACTTTCTTATGGGGCATACATGGGACACTTTCAGATAGTCTTTTGTTAAGGAGTTCTATCTGTTCGTGATTGTTGTCTTTCATCCATGCTCCGTAAACATTGAATACCATTTGTGCGTTTGTGTGGCCCATCTGGCTTGCGATAAAACTAGGATTAGCTCCAGCGGCAAGTGACCAGCATGCATAAGTATGCCTGGATTGGTACGATTTTCTGTGTCTCAGACCTGCGCGTTTTAAGATACTTGTCCATGACTCCCTGATGGAGTCAACCTTATAGTGCGGTCCGGAAAACTGCCGCTGTTTTATTACCTGAGGACTAAAAACAAAAGTGCATTTATGCACAGTACTTCTCCCATATTCCCTCTGCTTTACCTCTACAGAATGTTGCTTTCCAAGCATGGTCATTTCCGCCTGACTTTTAAGAGCATCAATAGCTGGTTGAACCAGATGAATTGTCCTTCCGGTGCCAGCATCGGTTTTTGGTGGAGTGAATTCGCCAAGTTTTGTATAATTCCTACGGATGGTTATAGTCCTTGCTTTAAGGTCTATATCTTCCCATGCCAGCGATACCAACTCCCCGTGACGAATACCCGTGTATACAGCGAGAATCCACAGGTTTTTTGTTTGTTGATGACGGCAAGCCTCAATAAAACGAATAAATTCGTCACGGGTGAGAGGATCTGGTTTTACCTTGGACTTTTTTAAGGGAGCCAGACCGTTAAATGGGTTTCCTGAGGTATAACCATTATCTGTTGCAAATTGAAACATTCCAGCTATGGTTGTCATATAGTAGTTTACCGTGACCACTGAGCGCCCTTTTATGGAAGAAGTCTTTCCATTAGAAAGCTTTTGGTAACCGGTCAACAAATCTCTCCTTACGAAAAGTAAATCCTCTTTTGTTATGGATGAAACCAGTTTTTTTTCACCTAACATTGGTAACATGTTTTTAATTACTGACTGGTAACGGTTAAGTGCATTCGCACAAATCTCAATTTTCTTAAGGTCCAACCATTTTTCCGAAAGTGCCTTAACGGTTATCTCTCTTTTTCCCAGACCAAAGTGTTTCAGGTTAGGGGAATTAGGGAACTGCGCGGCGTAGTCGAAACTCCCCATTCTGATTGCAAAACAAACGGAAGTGCGAAGTTCACCAGCGATCTTCCGGTTTTTGGCTGTGTCAGGAACACCGAGGTTTTCTCTGACACGTTTGCCATTATAGTGAAACCATATACGGAGTGATCCTCCATGGTTTTCAACGCCTGTCGGGTATGATGCGTTACTCATTAAACCTCCCAGACGTCCAGGAGCATTAACAGGTTAACCGGAACTTGCATTTTTGGCACCTGGTTGTTTCTGGTTTTCGATCCATCGCATAATTTCTTCGATGTTGTACAGGCATTCACTGTAGTGCCCCGGATCACCTTCTACAGCGTAATGGCGGTATTCTTTTCCCTGCATCCATGACTTTCTTCTTGCCCGCTCAATGGTGCCAGGCTTTAGCCCTGTTGATGCAATGAGGACTCTCTCCGTACACCATTTGCTGGGGGTTATCTGATAGATGATTGTCTGCATGCCAACCTCATAAAATTTTCATCCACGGCAGTGGCACCACACATCAAACATTCGCTTCACAACTTCACGACAGTAGAAGCCGTCAACATCTCGCGTCAGGTCATAGCGATTGCCATAACGCTGGCGCACCCATAGTTCAAATGCTTTATTCATTCTTTACTTCCTTTTCATGGCCCGTAATTTTTTCAGATGAGCTTCCTGCTCTGTTTCTGCCAGAATTTGTCTGTATTCCTGGTGATCAATCCGTTCAAACAGTTCATTGAAATCGTTTATTTTTACTGACTGTGTTCGCCCATCCATTCTTCTGTACAACACAGTGTTGTTTATGCAGCGAACAATTTTTACCGGATAGCCAGCACTATCGGTGTATATCTGACCACGTTGAATCAGAGCGAACATTCCTTTATCCCCAGCGGAAAAGCGAATACAGAATAAATGCCACCGCTATTGCAACTCCTACTGCGGTGAATGCTTCAGGCCAATTCATCATTTCACCTCCACGCCGATCCCGGCAATAACACAATCCCGTTTGATAGCTTCTTTCACCCAGCGTTTATAGGTTTCCGGATGGAATTTTGCGTTTTTTCCGGTACCGCTCCAGAATGCCTTTGATGTGATATCGGGCAGGGTGATGGTCAGGCCTTTCTTCTTGCTGCCTTCAGAACTTTTGCAAAAAGTTAATGCGTCGCGCAGTTCTTTAACACACGCATAGTTTTCTGCTTTCTCTGGGTCGCCGGTACGGTGTTCAGCTTCTTGTCTGCACCATTTGATGACTTTCTCTGCGGCTGCGTGGAGACGCTGACGTTGCCAGTCGTATGTGTCGACCAGCCCATATGCGTGATTCTTTGCTTTGCTTAATTCAGCGACGAGGCATTCGGAATCAATCAAATTATTTTCCGCAGCGGACAGCGCTTGTTTAAGTCGCTCGATTTCTTGAGCCATGTAGTAGCCGGTTTTACTCCAGGTATCGACATCATCGTCACTCATATCCAGTTCCATCGACGCCATCAGAACGGCGTCGTGATAGTTCTGGCTACCGCAGGTGATTGCAACGACGTAGGAGTCACTATTTTCTCGTTTATGGATAAGTACAACTGGGTTTTTGATCTTGCTCATTCCGCACCTCAGTAATTCATTAAAAATTTATATTCAATCAGCGCACCGAAAACGACGGACGCCAGCAGCAGACCAAACAGCATGGACAGGAGGAATGACTTCATCGCTTTGCCTCCCGCTGTACGATTTTGTAGGCGCGCAGGATGTCGCGTGTTTTTCCTGACAATGATGACTTAACCCAGAAAAAGCCGCTGCGGTTTTCATAGATCCCCTGTACATTAAACAGCACCGCATCAACAACGCGGTTATGCTTTTGCAATGTCAGGCAGGAACTGGTGATCACGATGTTCGCTACGGCGCCATAGTCCTTGTATTGGATTTTCATTTACATGTTCCCCATAACGGTATCGCTCATGTCGTTAACCATGCTCTGCCAGATTTCTTTGCCGCTTTGCGTCAGCTCGTTTCCACGAACGCATTTGCTTAACAGCTGAATACCAACGGCTTCCCATTGGGGGTAATTTTCTTTGATAGCCTTCAGAGCATAACCATCGATTAAATCCCTGATACCTTTAACCCCACCGATGATGTTTACTCGTATGGATTGCCCATTGACATTAATCATGAAATGATCTCCGTTGGTGGCGGATATGTGGTTGTGCAGTGCAGCCGCATACTGATTTGCCAGCGCATTGAGGCGGAAATTTTGTGTAATGAGTGGCATTATTTACCCTCCCAACCAATCACCTGAAACAGCCCCATTTTCGGGTGATACCAGCGGGTACCGCGTGGCTCTGCCTCTGACATCATCTGATGAAATGCTTTCATGAACGGCTCCAGCTCCACGATAGCCCGGCGCGAAAGAAGACCATCTGGTGTCATAAATTCGTGCGTATCGGTTGGGATGCTGTAGGCATTGACCAGATTGCGGCACTTAGCATCAGTCATTCCGCTTTTGGCGACCACCTGGCGATAACCGACATATCCGGCGCGCATATTTCCGCGTTTGATGGTTTCCACCGCTTCTGTGACTGTTTCGAGCTGTTCTTCCACATGATTCAGGCGCTTCTGTTGACGAACAGCGTCGGCGGCTATCGCAGCGATCATCTCGATTTCCGTTAGCGGTGTGCGAGTGCGGAAGTAGCTGTTAACCAGTTCGCGCTGAACCTGCCAGGCAAGGGCGTCATTGAATGGCTTCGTCAACATCAGGTAACCTGATTCAAAAAGTACAATCCCTGATGGTGCAAATTTAGAGAATGTTCCTTCCGGGAGGTCCGTACGTATTACGTCCGCACCTAATTCGGCATAATCCACACCGCTGATGAAATGCTCACGGTTTCGGTTGAATGCTGCACGCGCGGTTCCTTCCGGTCGCTGGTGGACTTCATCAATCATCGCCAGCGTCACAACACGCTGACCGCGATATTCGACTGCCGGAAGCTGTTTGTTATTGATCGTTACTATGTTCATTTTCGTCCACCTCAGTGCATAACCGGCATGTCTGGCATACCGTCTTTCTGAATCAGTTCAATGAATCTGTCATGTAGTATGTTGAGTCCCTCCCGGCCCATCGCTGACAGCCTGAATCCGCATTTCTCGTCAGTTACAACCATGTCCTGATACATACGCAGCGCCATCTGCTGACCAACGTCAGGCCCGTATTTTTCAATTGCGCCCGCCTCGATATGGTTAGCGAGCGCGAAGCGCTCAGACCACGGATAAATGCTGATTGAACCGGGTTTTCCCGTGTATACAACGGCTGTATCTACGCCGCCCTTGTCATTCTGAACATCGACAGTCCCGTTCTTCTCCTGCTCCTCAGCAATGAACACGGCGACAACAAGCCAGCGCCATAGGATGATTTGTTTTTCAATACACGGCATAAACCAGCCGCTTTCAATCCCTTCCATAATGCAAGCTATCAGATCGAGCCCGTCCGGAATTCGTTTGTCATAGTTACCGTTGTCGATCTGGCGAACCGCAGTTGAATAACCAATAATTCGATTACCAAAACGGATGCCTGTTAATGTAGGTTCAGGGGTAATGGTTGAATTAATCATCAATACTCTCCTTTTGGTTTGAAGGTTTATTGTTCATTTCCGGTCCTTAACTTTGCTGTATCGTTCATGGCTCATTACTTCCCAGTTCTGGCCGCCGTCTCGGGACAGCAGCCGCCAGCGGCGATTAACCCTCAGACTCAGGTTTCCGGAGCCGTGCATACGACAGGGATGAATTCGTCTGGCTCTGAACTGGCGGAGAACACGGACCGCCTGCAGGTGCACCCACTCAGGAATTCGTATTGCTGTTAATGTCACCGATTTCCTCCAGATCAGGAGCGATTACCTGATATCCCGCTTTCTTTGCTATCCATAAGAAGGTATCCATGCTGGCAATCATCCCGTTATTGTGAACTTTACGGGTATTTATTACCTGACCATTTTCAATCGTCGTAATGAGCTGTACTTTTTCGTGTATAAGAGGGGATAAATCAGACATCAGTTAATTCCTCCACTGGTATATTTTTCTTTTTCGTAATCAACAACCTCTTTTAAAAGGTTGTCTACAATTAACTTCCCCGATTCAGTTAGATACTCAGTGTGTTGATTAATATTGATGGCATTCCGGTATGCGGCAAGTATTGCGGTCTCGCCATCCGTCCGTCCAAATTCAACACGGGTAAGACCTTCAAATCGTAATAACAGTTGTGTCATGAAGTGTTCCGTAATTTCGATGGTAGTTAACCCTCCGTCAGGAAGATTTACGATGAGAAGATTTCCTCCTGTTTTACGTTGCATCCGCTGTAATGCTGTTGTGACTATGCGGTGACGATATTTACCAATGATTTCATATGCCATTTGTTATTTCCCGTATGCTTTCCTAAGAAACAGTATTGCAACTGACCAGTATCCTGCATTAGCCATTAATAAGGCGGTTTTATAAGCGCTTCTATTTTTCATGTATCACCATTATTTTCTGGTTGTGAAAACTCCCGACCAGAGGCCGTCATGTTTTTATGTGTGATTTTTTATTGAGTATTCTTTATTCGTTACGTAGTGTTTCTATATACTCGTAAGCCATTTCACAGGTCTTATTCATGGACCTGATGAGACAACATAAATAATTGTCTAACTCTCCTGAGTCGGGCGAATTTTTAAAGATAAACTCAAGCATTGACGTGTTTTCTTTTATTTCTGCGGCTACATATTCGAGCATAGTCATGGGCGTTTTCATGTTCTTTGCTCCTTAAATGCATCGCATGCGCTTCTGGCGTATTGTTGTGCCAGTAAAAAGATATCATCCGAAAGTTCATCACATTCATCATCACCGGAAGCCGAAATGATTAACCCCGCTTCAAGCAGTACGGCAATGTGATGAAAAGCTGTCTCCGGTTCGTTGGTAAGGCCTTTGAACATTTTCATCTTATGCTTCCTCCTGATTTTGTTTATAAGCATCAGTCAATAACAACATTGGATCACAGCCAAGAACATTAGCCAGAGGGATAAGCATGCTGATGGTTGGTTCGTACTCTCCGCTTTCCCACTGGATGATGATTTCTTCATCGAGGTCGAGCAGTCTGGCGAGTTCGGCTGTTGTTAAGCCGCAGTCTTCGCGTTGGGTGCGAATCCGATTCTGGGAATTAATAGCTAAATTTTGTTTGCATAAACGTGACGCGGTGAGGCTATATTTTTGAGTTACAGCCAGGATGGAGCTGGCAAGTTCATTTAACTCAGGGTTATTGCTGCTATACAGTAGTGCACCAGCCCCTACTAAGAGCTGAATATTCTCAAGAGCATCGTGCTGATTTGTTGGTAACCCCATATACGATGACATTTTTCTCATCCTCTATAATTGCTTTGGTGAGTTCGATACCTATGTCAAGATAATAGGTTTACCGATTTCACCTGTCAATCGGTTTATCGATTTTTTCCAAAAAAAAGCCCACTTAAGAGTGGGCGGGTTAAATGATTTTTGCTTATGCAAAACGGTGTAGTGTCATAGGCCAACTGACAATTACTTTTCCGTCAATGTGAAGTTGTTCGAAGTCTTCCGGTTCGATAGCCCAATCCTTGTAAGCTGGGTTGTCAGATATCACCGTTAGAGTATCTTTGATTTTTTGAAGTCTTTTGATGTGCGATGTTCCAGAGTATGTAAAGGCGTATATACCATCACCATTAAATGTGCGAACTGATACATCTACAAATACCAAGTCTTCAGGGTCTATTGTGCCTTTCATACTGTCGCCGTGGGCGTTTATTGCTTTGATTGCTGATGCTGGTCTGCCGCCAAAAACTCTTGATGCGTATCCTGGCTCTATCGCTATAGATCTGACAATGTCAGGAAAATCAGAGTTATAACTACCAGGTCCGCAACTATATCTGATGTCTAAAACATCCACGACATACGAATCAGTAACCCAATCTTCAGAAATGTTACGTATTTGGTGTGAGTCTGCAGAGGTCACGATTTCCATTGGGCCAACACCCGATGCGAGCCATTCCGGGTTAACGCCCAAAACTTTTGCTATTTCGACTGTTTTTCTGGAACCGTTGGCTTTGTTAAGTAGTTGGTTAACACTGGACTGAGCCATACCCACTTCTTTGGCCAGCCTACCTTGCGTAAATTTTGCGTTGCGCATAGCTAAATCAAGTCGTTCTGAAAATGTCATTGCGATTTTCCTCCCCTCTCTATCTTGGCTAGTTTATCGGCTTTCCGATAAATATTCTAGGTTTAACGTTGAATATCGCTTTTCCTATTGTTATTATGCGTTCAATAGGAGATGCGATTATGAAACATAAAGCCATAGAGAAAGCTATTGAGATTCTTGGAAGTCAGCAAGCCTTAGCCAAGCGATGCGGAAAGGCCCAGTCAACAGTCTGCGATTGGTTGAACTGCAAGAACAAGATTTCACCAGAATTTGTGCCGTTATTGGTTGCAGCTGTCGACGGAAAGATCCAAGCGTATGAATTTCGTCCAGACCTACCAGAGCTTTTTCCACATCCAAGCTTAGCGCGCACGGGGGAGGTGAAGGGCTTGTATGTCCCAGAATTACGTTCAGACAGAGATGCCATCTAGGTACTGCCAGGCAGACGAAGAGTGGATTCAGCAGCAGTTACAGAGGCTGCCTCCGTCACTGAGACGGAAGGTCGCCCTGAAATATGCGGAGGTATACGAAATCACTTTTGACGCTGAGCCTGTTTCATTCCGCAAGGAGAACAGAGCAAGGCACGAAGCAAACACAAGGCTCCGCTTGTTTGTGAGAAATCAGGGCAGAGCTTTACAGGGGTATACAACTCAGCCGCCCCTGGCAGGAACGCAATCGCGCTCCTGATTGGTACCGGGCTTAAAGGTGTCCGGTGGCTGATTGAAAATGGTAAAAATATTTAGACGTCTATATGTCTGGATGTATTTACCACCCCCTAAATGTTTATGGGGGAAAGGGGGCGGTGTTGATCTTTTAGCGCGAAGCGCTGGAACAGGCTTTTCCAAGAAGACGGGTACATAGGTTAGGTAGATCTCTGTAAAGGGGAAATACCAGAAGATGTGCGGACGCCTAGACGTCCAGATGTAAATGTTCAGAGGTGATTTTATGGTTAACAGTTTTGATGGTGAAAAATGGCTTCCGGTTCCTGTTGCTCCGTATGGTGATGCTTACCTCGTTAGCTCGGCGGGACGCATCCGTGGGGTTAATCGAATTGCTGAATCGGAATTTTTTATTCGCCAAATTCGTGGCGTGTTCCTCAAGGGAAGAGTGCGCCGGGATGGATATAAAACCGTTAACCTGAGCTACAAACGTAATCGCCAAACTTTTGCCGTACACCGTCTGGTAGCGCTGGCTTTTTGCAGCAACCCTTACAACCACCCTGAAGTGAACCATAAGGACGGCAACAAGCTGAATAACCATGCATCCAATCTGGAGTGGGTTAGCCATAGCGAAAACATTCAGCATTCTATTCACACCGGGCTGAATAATTCTCAGGGGGCGAACAACAAACAATTTAAGGGCCTGATTGTCGCCACAAATATTGCGACCAGGGAAGAGCAAACCTTTTGCGGGAAAAAGGCGCTAATTAGTGCCGGGTTTGATCACGGTAGTGTTTATGCTGTTATTGCTGGAAGAACAAAGTCTCATCGCGGTCACCATTTCAGGCGCCTCCCGCTGAACCATGGGGAGGCAGCACAATGCAGCTGACAATCACGCCGAATTTTGCACAGGAGCGAGCGCTAAACATGTTGCGCCGTGACTGGAAGGCAAACGACACCTTCATGGTTTACTCGCCAACAGGTAGCGGTAAAACGGGTCTGGCAGCCTTCATAGTTGCTGGTTTTGTCAGCCGTGGTATGCGCGTTCTGTTCTGTGTTCCGTACACCATCCTGATTGGTCAGACGGCTAATCGGTTCGTGCAGTATGGTTTACCTGGAGATGAAATCGGTTATATCTGGGCGGATCACCCTAACTACGATCCGGACCGGAAAATTCAGATTGCCAGCGCTGACACGCTTATTCGTCGTGTTTTTCCTGAAAATATCGATCTGCTGATTATCGACGAAGCGCACCTGCGTAAAAAACGCATCCTGAAGGATATCGAACGTCTGCGCGGCAAAGGCGTAAAGGTGATTGGCCTGTCGGGTACTCCGTTTTCTCCGTTCCTGGGCAAATACTATGACCGACTGATTAAGCCGACCACCATCGGCGAGTTAATCCAGCGTGGCGATCTGAGTAAATACGAATTTTACGCGCCAACTAAGCCGGATCTGAAAGGTGTTAAAACCACATCTTCGCTTGAGTACGGCCGCGATTACAACGAAACACAGCTGGCTGAAATCATGTGCGGCTCTACGCTGGTGGGCGACATCGTACAGAACTGGCTGGAGAATGGTCGGGATCTACCTACCATCGCTTTCTGCGTCAACGTAGCTCACGCCAATTATCTGACAATCCAGTTTAACCTGGCGGCTGTTAACGCTGAGGTAATGACCGCCGACACTCCGGTAGATGAGCGCCAGACCATCATTCACCGCTTTGAAACCGGTGCAACGAAAATCATCGTTAGTGTGGGCGTTCTGGTAGCCGGATTCGATAGTGACGTTCGTTGCATCATCTACGCCAGACCAACAAAAAGCGAAATTCGCTGGTTGCAGGCACTCGGGCGTGGACTTCGCACCGCACCGGGTAAAGAGTCCTGCCTTATCTTCGATCACAGCGGCACCGTGCACCGTCTGGGTTATCCGGATTCAATCGAGTACGACGATCTTCCCGGTAAGTCTGACGGCATGGAGGAAAGCACGCGCCGCGCAGTTGAGGAACGGGCCGAAAAATTGCCACATGAATGCCCTCAATGCCACTACATGAAGCCAGCTGGCGTCTATGTTTGCCCGAAATGTGGACACAAGCCGCTGCGAGGTGAAGACGTTGATACTGACACTAGCCGCAAACTTAATAAGCTGGGTAAAAATCAGCATCAGTCCACGAAGGCAGAGAAACAGGCCTGGTGGAGTCAGATCAAATTTTATCAGCGCCAGCGTGCCTCACTGGGGCGTGCAGTCAGTGATGGATGGTGCGCTCACACTTTCAGGGAGAAATTCGGTGAATGGCCTGATGGGTTGAGCAGTTTCCCGATGGAAATAAGCCCAGAGGTAAGTAACTACATCAGACACAAGCTGATCCGGTTTGCTAAAGGTCGTGAACGGACACGGAGGATGACGAAAAACTCATCCGAAGTGCTTTCTCTGCCACTGGTTGTTGGTGGCCGGTATGTTCCACCGGAAGAAAGTGAGGCTTGGCACATTATGCAGGCAAAGCAACAATTCCAGAAAAATATAAACAGTCTGAGTCAGTAAGATGAAAACAGCAGATGCAGCGAAAGGCCGTTGGCCTGAAATATTAGAGCACTTCGGTCTGCCGCCGATAACCGGAAAAAATCACTTTAAGGGTGAATGCCCGGTATGCGGTGCACGTGGCAAGTTCCGAATTGACGACCGCGACGGTGCAGGAACGTGGATCTGTGTATGTGGTAGTGGCGATGGTATGAAACTTGTCACCCTGACACAGGCGAAGCCATTTAACGAGATTTGTACCGAAATAGACCGCCTGCTCGGTAATGATTACCAACGGGTTAAAATCCCGGTAACCAGCAGCGCCACCAGCTTACGCAAACGGGTATTGAGCAAGTTTTCAAAACTGGAGGCACTGCGTGGTACATCCGGCGCCGCGTATCTTAATTCTCGTGGAATATTCAGTCTTCCTGCTGAGGCGATCAGGTTCAATGCCAGGCAGAGACACAACGGGAGTGTGTTCCAGTCTCTTTATTCACTTGCTACGGACGATAAAGGGGAGCTGTGCTATCTGCATCAGACCCTGCTTGATGGTGATAAAAAAGCAGATATCGGTAGCAGTGCAAAGCGCCTCAAATCCCTGCAGGAAGATAACTATCTGGATCACGCTCGTTCTGTAGCTATCCGCATGTTTCCTGTCGCCAGCACTCTGGGTATCGCCGAAGGCATCGAAACAGCGCTGTCAGCGCACCAGATTTATAACGTGAACACCTGGGCAACCATTAACAGCGGCTTTATGAAAAAGTTCCGTGTACCAGCTGGTGTTCTGCATCTGATTATTTTTGCTGACCGTGACGAGAACAGCGCCACCGGGCTGGCTGCGGCTTGCGAATGTGCTCATGCCAATCTGATGGCAAAGAATGACCTGCAGCGCGTGAGCGTGTACTGGCCGGATCACGATGATTTCAACAATATGCTCATGAACGGTGATCAGGTTCGGGAGCTGGTTTTCCATAAGAAAAAGGCGGTTGCGTAATGCGTACTGATAACAACGAACATAAAGTACTATTCACCATCCCGACGGCAGCGTACAGCTCCGCCCTCGCAAACATCAAGCCCCTGCCAGAGCAACGGAGAATCACCGGGCATAAGCAGACTGATGCTTATCTTTGGGTGCTGGAGGTTATCCGTCTGAACGAACCCGCACATCTGGATGCTGCTGAGGCTGCGCTGGTGAAAATTAAAATTTCCCCAAAAGAGGCTCAGGAACGCTATTCGCGTTATCTGCTGGCGAATGGTTACGAACCTTTCCAGGTTGCGTTCGGCATCATCGGCATGGATAACCCTGCGCAGGTTATCAGGAACGCCCGGGAGAACATCAAAAAAGCGGCATCAGTCAGGGCTACGTTTGGTAGCTATGAAGCAGCGCTCGAAGATGTGGAAGCAGAGCGGGTCATCAGGTCTTCCCAGAAATTTATCAACGATCATCTCTGGGGCTGGACTGCAGCCGAGAAGAAAGCGGGCAGAATTGATGGCATCCGTATGAATGAAATTGATGATCAGCGTCGTGCATATGTTGATGGCTATCGTGATGTACTGCCAGAGCCTCATACATTGTCAGACGTAGTTCGTGAGTTTGTTTACTGGGACTGGCTCTACAGTGTTCGCCACACTGCGACTAAAGAACAGGGCGATGAGTATGGTTACTCTGAGCATCACGAATCGGTATATGACCGCGAGCGCTACCTTGAAAAATTGCTGATGACCATCAAACCGGTGACACGGGCTGAAGCCGTGGAGGTGTGTCGTTGGTTTTTGGCAAGCGGAAAGGGCGAATATATGAAAGACAATGGTGCGGCGGTCATCCTCAATCTGGTTGGGGAGTGTGAATAATGCGTGATATTCAGATGGTTCTTGAACGTTGGGGGGCATGGGTCGCAAATAATCATGAAGACGTGGAATGGTCAGGCATTGCCGCCGGATTTAAGGGGCTGATACCGTCAAAAGTAAAATCGCGATCGCAGTGTTCCGATGATGACGCGATGATTATATGTGGTTGTATGGCTCGCCTGAAAAAGAACAACGCCGATATGCATGACATGCTGGTTGATTACTACGTATATGGGATGACGTTCATGAAGTTAGCAATGAAACATGGATGTTCGGATACGCATATTGGAAAGCGTTTGCAAAAAGCTGAAGGAGTGGTTGATGGTATGTTGATGATGCTAGATGTTCGCCTTGAGATGGATCGATATGTGAGCACAAATTATTCGATACGTCGTAAAACTGCGTCCTCCAGGGCAGGGATATAA